AGCCAGAAGAGCCGATCTTCGCGGCAATGCCAGAAGAGCCGATTTGCGCGTCATCGCCAGAAGAGCCGATCTTCGCGTCATTGCCAGAAGAGCCGATCTTCGCGTCATAGCCAGAAGAGCCGATATCAAAGTCGCTTTTCGGAATGTTGTCAATGGTCTGCACCTTCATGAAGTCAACGCACGCTTTAACGAAGCCCGGGAGACCAAGCCTCAGCCCAATGTGTAGTTTCTTCGTGGCGAACTTCCGCCCATCGTCCGTTACCGGAGGTTCGAGCGCTTCAACGGCGGCGAAGTCTGACGTTTCCCCGTTAGCACCAATGAGAGGGTAATAGTCGAGACAATCAAAGGGATTTACGCAATAGTGCATCATTCCTTTGCCGCAAATATCGCCGCCTGCTTCTTCAAAGTCTGTGTTCTCGGCGTATTGCTTTCCTTTACACACAAGCCCCGGTGTGAACGCCTTAAAGCCTTTTGTGTTGTCCATGTTTTCATTCCTTTCCAAGTGATTGCCCGGCAACTAAATCTTCAACCGAGCATCCATAAAGTTTCGCAAGTTTTTTGTGGTGCTTTCTTGCGATGCCTGCGTTACCGGTCTCCCACTTGTGTACTGCAACCTGACTGACATTACACCGCTTTGCAACGGCTTCCTGCGTCAACCCGGCGTTCAGGCGAAGTTCTTTCAAGTTTCTCGTGGCACTCCCCCCTAATACCTCATAAATATGAGTAGTTATTATTGACAGTGCCCGAAAGCGGTGATATTATGGGTTTGTTCAGGACACATAATCTCGCCGTTTTCGGAGCGGCTGCCTTTTCTGTACCTCTTGGGTACGGTTATATAATAACTCATGTTTTCACGATTTTCAATACATAAATCGTGATTATGTGAGATTTGTAGAATTGCACAATTCACGAGGTTTCGATATGGACATTACGCTGGAACGAATTCTTTCGCTCATCCCCAAAAAAGAAAACGGAGATTATCAGCATGGTGCGCTAAAGGCATTTGCAAATTCCATTGGGCTAAGAAGTGGAAACCTTATTTCCGACTGGGTCAAAGGCCGAAGTGAGTCTTACAAAAACTACATCTACGAAGTTTCGGCGAAGTACGGTGTTTCGGTCGAATGGCTACGAGGCGAGACAAACGATCCGTATGCGGGCATAAAAAAAGAGTCCGCTCCGGGAAAGAGCGAACTCAGTATGAACCAGCTTGAATTGATTAAACTATCCAGTAAAATGAGCGACGACGAACTTAGAAAATTCATCGCCGCTATGAAGGTTATGCTTGGAGATTAGGAAACAAAACTGCTTGTGAGGTGGTACAGATGTGCCCGGATTTAATGCAGGCTACGAGCCATGAGCCAGAGATTCCGCCGCATCCACACAAGGAATACGTCCGATTGTTCAGGTGTAGTCCTATCCCAACCGGGGCTGATGGGCAATTCGATGTTTATTCAGAAGACTTTGACACGTATGAAGAGGCCTCACAGTTTGCGGGAGTGTTTTTCAACAATTACTATACATCTGGGACAGTAAGGCAGAAGGCCAACGGGAGATTCTTCGTAGACTGCAAAAATGCTGAGAAGCGGATGCTCGGAACTGAATTCATCGAGAATCCGGACACATGCCTTGTAGAAAACTTGAAGAACCCGTACCGGGGCGTTGAAAAGGCGAAAGAGTATTTTCGCGAGAAAGGTAAAAGCCGCCGGACAAAGATCGGTTGCGCAATTGCGTGCGTGCTTGTTATCCTGCCGTTGTTAGTGCTAGTCCTTCTTAGCAGAAAAAAGCTTGTCGCAGCGCTTATCGTAACTCCTATCGCTGCCTTCATATGCTATCATATATGTGATTACGCAAAGCCAGTGAAGAAAGCTGTTCAAAAGCATCGAAAATATTCATGGGCTGAAATCGACCAGATGGACGGTGTCACCTTTGAACACTTCATCGGCGATCTGATAGTACGGCGTGGATACGGTTCAGTAAAATATACGCCTGCAACAGGAGATTTTGGTGTTGACATTATTTTGAACGGGAGAACTGCTATTCAGTGCAAAAGGTATTCAAAAGCGCTTGGGATAAAACCCGTTCAGGAGGTCTACACGGGAATGAGCCACTACGGATGCTGTGACGCGCTTGTTGTCACAAATTCGTATTTTACAAAAAACGCCATAGCGTTAGCCAAGGAACATAACATCACGCTATGGGACCGTAACACGCTCAGCGGAATGCTGTGACTCCAGCGCTTGCATGATGCTATTGATCTGCTCGGCTGTCAGCTTAGAAATAAGCATTGCTGCCTCGGATTCCATAGTCAGTCTTTCTTTTGTCTTTTCCATTTGTCAAATTCCTTTCTTTTATTTGAGGCAGTATCAACATATTAGAACTTATGTTCCGATATGTCAACACGACAGAATGCACAAAATCTGGATGTTAAAATTCTACAGCCATTTGCAGAATAAGTCCCATTTATTGGCTTGCATATGTGGTATACTGAAACGGGAACGTCTTTGGAAAGAAGCTGATATCATGTTTGATGGTTTTGCCCGTGCCAGCGTGCCGATGCTGGCACGGGCTTTGGTTTCTGCAAGCGATTGGGAGCCGCCTGTAGTTCAACCATACGCTTTCACCAATGGTTATGTACAGCCCTTTCCATGGTTTTTCCCGCCCCAATCATGGTTTTTTGGAGTGATTTTCTTGGAAAAAATGTTGTGGCAGCTCTGCCGCGAAGCAAAGGAGGCTTCGCATCTCACAAATCAGGCCATTGCCGACCGCGCCGGTCTCGCCCTGAATACGGTTTCTCAGTACCTGCGCGGCGAATCAAAAAGCGCCTCTGTCTACACTGTCGGCCCGATCTGCTATGCCCTCGGTATCGACATGAATGCGTACTTCGGCATCTCGCCGCCCGCTCCGGAATCCGTCTCCGAGCTGCTTCGCCTTGAAAACAAAAGCCTCCGCACGCAGCGCGATCAGCTTCGAAAATCCCTGAAAATGCACCGCATCACCACACTTGTCCTGCTCGGCATCGTCGCGCTTTGCGCTTTTGCTCTGGTGGTGGATATCCTGAGCCCCAACCTCGGTTGGTTCCGTGCATAAAAAATAGCCGCCCCGGCGCACTGCCGGAGCGGTACTTTTAAGGAGGTAACCCATGCAGCGATGTGTAAAATGCAAAATGGAGATCCCCGATGGGTCTCTTTTTTGTTGCTGGTGCGGGAAAAAGCAAATCGTACAGCGCAGCCGCACGCGAGGGAACGGGCAGGGAAACGCATACCAGCGCGGGAAAACGTGGACGGCCCGTTGGACTGAAAAAACATACATCGACGAAAACGGGAAGCTTCAGCAAAAGATGAAAACGAAAGGCGGCTTTGCATCCAAGCGCGCGGCTCTGCAATACGCTGCAAACCCGCCCAAGGAGGCCAAGCGAAGCTGCACCCTCCGTGAATACTACAAGACATACCAAAAAGGGGATTACTTGTCTCTTTCCAACGACCGGCAGGGCGCTTCGGACAAGGCATTTCAGCGGTTGGCAGAGATCGCGGACTGCGAAATTGATAGTCTTACAATTATGCAGATACAAGATGTGATCGACCACAACGCCAGCACCTATTACACTCGGAAGGACATGAAAACCGTTGTGTCCCATTGCTACAATCTTGCGATTGCCGAAAAGCAAACCACGGTGAATCTTGCGAAATACATAAAGCTTCCCGTCCTCGAAGAGAAGTCCCCGGAGCCGTTTTCCGATGCTGATATTAAGAAACTATGGGCGGCTTACGAAAAGGATCATTTCGTCGGATTTATTCTGGTAATGATTTATACTGGAATGATGCCAGGCGAGCTGCTCCGGCTCAAGAAGGACATGATCGACTTTAATAAAAACGAGATTGTCAAAGGCGGCATAAAAACGAAAAAGCGCAAGGAAACTCCGATGGTTTTCCCAGATTTTCTCGCTCCGCTACTTCAATCCTTGTGCGCTGAAAGCGACTCACGCATTGGGAACGTATGCTGCATAAACAAAGACAACTTTTACAAACGATACTATGAGTGCTTAGAGTTGGCCGATGTGCAGAAACTCCCACCGTATTCCTGCCGTCATACGACCGCAACTGCCCTCGCCTCTAAAAACATTGACCCATTTACGATCAAGGAGATCATGCGGCACACAAAGATAACGACGACGCAGCGATATGTCCATCCGGATATGAGCGGCATGATCGACGCCGTGAATCTGTTGCAAGAAGATACAAACAAGTAAATTCTGTATGCTACAAAATATGCTACAATTTGCAATTTCCGCAGTGTTTTCAATGGTTTTAAATCCCCTGCTAAGGGAGTAGTCGTCTAAAAAGCGAGCGAGAGTTCGAATCTCTCCTTCCGCGCCAAAGTGCCGATTTTAGCTGTGTTGAGGCTAAAATCGGCACTTTTTATACTATATATCGTCTTTGCTCGCATCTGCGGCGGGACTCGAACGTTTTGTTTTGATAAATCTGATAACGTAAAATCGTTTCCTGTATGCTACATTATATGTTACATATTTATTTCAGGATATGCCTTTGATCTTCCGCATCACCGCATCATACACCCTTCTATTTGTTATGGGCAATGCACCTGTAATACGCACAAAGCTTTTCCTCCGGGCCGGGGCCGTCCTTATCCATCAAGAACGCCCGCGCCAGCTCCGCGTAGAACTCCGGCGCGTTGACACCGAACTTCCGCGCCACGTCGTAGTAGTCCGAGTACATCATGTTCATGGCCACACCCCACGCCCAGCGGGGGATGTCGTGCGGGATGCCGCTCGCATCCGCGACGGCGGAAGTCTGATCCATCGTCCAGTGCGGGCCGACCGTGCCGTCGGCGTTCTGCATGTGCTCCGCCCAGCGCATGGCATCCTCTCGGGAGAATTCCGTCATTTTCGTGGACTCACGAAAATGGTCTCCATCCATTCCGTCGAGCTTATGCAGACGGCACAGGAGGCCCGCCACGGCTTCAGCCTCTTCGATGTGTCCCAGTGTCAGCGGCTTTTCGGAAATCTCCTCCAGCCGCGCGTACAGTCCGTTGATGTAGTCTTTCATTCTCACGCCTCCTGGATGTATTTGTATAGGCTGTCAAGGTCGTCCGAAGCAAAAGTCAGCTTTCCGATAAATGGAATCTCTATCGGGAGTTTTCGCCCGTCGAGCCGAGGTCTTGCCTTATTATAGAGCCTGTCAATGTCGATATCCCCGTGCTCATCCATAATCCGCATCGCTTTGAACCACGGGTTATCTCTCAGCACAAGCAGTTGCTCTTTGCTGCCGTCTGCCAGTAAAGACAACCCAACGCCTGCTACAAAGGAGCGCACCTCGTCCATATGCGGGGATGCTACTGTATCAAAAAAACGCAAAATTCCGCGCATAGCCTGATCTATCGTCACCATAAAGTTTTACCTCCTTTAAGGATGGGGCGGCTATTGCCGCCCCTTTGGTTTACTTGTTGCAGCAGCGCTGGATCGGGTTGTAGAGCGTCTGCGCCGTGGTCGCGGTGCCCGTGGTGACGTCGGCGACCTGCTTGGGATAAAAGGTCGCGTTGACGTAGGTGACGATGGAGTTGTCACCGCAGCAGCGGCGCTCGGCCTCCATCTTGATCGCATCAATCGCTTCCTTGCGGACGGACTCGACGTCCTGCTTTACCAGCGTGAAACTGTCCTCGGTGCGCTGGTTGTGGACGGCCTGCTTGCACAGCGCCTCACGGACGTCCTTGAGCTGCCTGTCGATATAACCGTACACCTCCAGCATCTTTCCGTCGTTGTACGTGTTGGCCTTGAGCAGCGCGATTTCGCTGTCCTTCGCGGCCAGCTTCTGCTCACGCTCCAGCTCGTAGCGCGAGACGGGCATATTCTCGCTGCACGTCGGGGCCTGCTGTCTGGCGGCGAGCGCAGCGGCCAGTGCCGTCATTGCTGGCGTCGCCATGGCAGCAGCATCCACAGCGGCAGAGCGGTTGCCCTGTCCAAGGCCTCCGAGCAGATTCCCGAGGCCACCATTTGCCAGACTCATCGCGGCGCCGCCGATGCCAAAGCCCAGCGCAGTCCCCGCGAGTCCCTTGCTTGCGTATTCCATAGTAGTACCTCCGATAAAATAGTAAGCTGGCCAGCTCCTATGCTCATTATGAGGCATCCACGAAGAACAAAAAACCAACTCTTCGGCCACTTTTCGGGCATAAAATGTATAAAAAAACAGCCACTCCATACGGAGTGGCTGCCTTGTATATAGAAAAACGGGGCCGGTGCAGGCACCAGCCCTTGGAAAGAATACCGAATATCCTTTTGTGCTACACACATATTATATACGCTCAGTAGTCAACTGTCAATTACTGCATAACTACCTTCTCAGCTTCACTCAGCACCTTTCGGATGCTCTTTGAGAATACAGGGAGCCTGTTTTCGATATACTTTTTCTTGAAATTCATGATCGTTATTCCGGTCAATTCATCTGTGTCAATGTCTTTCAGATAGATTACATTCCCGTCAGAATCATCACCGTAAGAATTACTGCGGTCACCGAGTGCAATGTACAGGACGTCGAATTTCTTGTCGTAGTCGAATCCGATGTTATTCTTCTGCAACATATATCGCCTCACCTTCTCCGCCGCCGCTTTTCTTGTTGTTATTAGGATATGCGGTTACGACCTCGCCCGATCCGCCGCAGACAGACACAACGACGTGCGTATATTTGAGCTTCGGGTAGTATGTAGCACTTTTTGATTCTTTTGTGTATATCCTTCGTTCATCCAGTGGCGGGTTCGTGTCGTGACTCGGTAAAACCAGTTCCGGTTCCCTGATTGTCTCCACAATCGCGTCGACGTTTGAAACCATAATGCTGTGGTTAAGAGCTACATGAGAATCCCACTGCTCTTTTGTACAGTAAACTTTTATTCCGTTTCTATCTACAACTTCGAAAAAGTTAGGCATCAATCCACCTGCTCACTTAGGATTTTAGACATCATCTCCGGAAGAGCCTCAGCCAACTGCTCGTTTACAATTACTGCGGCAACCGTTTCTTCCTGATCGCTGTCTACAACACCATTTGCTCCAACTACCGGATATTTATGCTTAAAGGTAAAAACAAATTCGTTCTTCGCCTCGTTCGCAGTAACAGTCAGCGAATTTGCGTAAATAGGCTTGCACATTGTAGTATAATCTCCTTCTCTGTTTTTTATTTCATTATAGAACAAATTAAGCTCATTGTAAATGCAACAGAATATTAAATTTGCAATTTTGCCACAAGAGCCGCCCTATCCGGGCGGCTCTGTTGCATGTTCCCGCAGTACATTCACGCACCGCGCTATGATCTTCTTGACGCCGTTTACGCTCAGGCCCTCGCGCTCGGCAATGCGCTCATGGCTCCAATCGTCAAGAATCTTCCGTTTCAGGATTCCCCGGTATCGCTCCGAAAGAATCCATTCGTCGATCAAATGCTCCCAATCGCTGCGGCTCAGACTCGGCAGCCCCCGCAGCATACGCCCTCCTTACTTCGTGTCCAGCACGGCGATATTGCCCTTATTGCTGACCTTCAGGCCCAGCGCGGCGGCGATATCGCGCACCTTGACATAGTTCGTGCCGTTTTTCAGGATGCGTTCGACGGCGACCTCCTTGCCGTCCACGATCATTTTGCTTTTCTCTACCACTTCATCTTCAAACCTTTCCAAGAATTTTTTCCACTGCTCGTTGCCAGTGGTGTGATAGTAGGTGTTCATGTCCGCGCCGACGAACGGGCGCGGGCAGTACTTCCCGGACACATCGTAGTGCCGGATGATGTGATCCGCCGGAATGTTGTGCTCCTCCATGAGCTTGTGGATCAGCCACTCGGCATTGTCCAGCACCTTTTTCTCAAAGAACCAGTCTGTGTCGTAGGCTCCCATGCGCTTCCGGTTGACCTTCTTCGGTCTCAGCTCCACGCCGATGGAGTTCCAGTTCCGGCACTCCGGATGCAGCGTACCGTCTCCGCAGTGCCACGCCACGTCCGTATCCTTTACGCACCGGTAAATGATATCGCCCTCGTCCACGGCGTAGTGTGCGCTGGCTCTGGCCTGCGGGTTCTTGAACCACTCGGCCACGCTGGCCGCAGAGCCGAGCGCACCGAAGTAGTGTACGACGATCCATTTCGGTGTGCAGCCGCCCGCTCGATGGTTGATCGGCGTGAGCGCATTCTTAATTACCGGCATTGTTTGCGCCTCCATCCACTGCGTCCTGCACCTTCTGGCTCTGCGTGCCGAAGTAGAATGCGATCACGACGGCATACACCGTCATGAAGTCCTGGCTGATCTTGCCCACCACGGCCATGTACGCAAATACCGCCGTCAGCGTCAGCGTCACAAGGCTCTTCACGCTCAGGAGATTCCCGAGCCGCTTGATGATCTTATCCATCGTATGTACCTCCATCGTCTTTATCATTTGGTTTTGCAAATACTCTCTTGAGCAGGAGCAAAAGCAGCTCCCCGCCGAAGGCCGCGCCCGCGAACACCAGCACATCCGAAAGGTCGCACGTCCTGTCCAGCAGGACGGCGGCGGTTTTCAGGATCATTGCCCATGTGGCCACTGCCGTGAGCATCCACAGGCAGTAGTACACAAGCTCGCGGGCCATACGGCCCTTTGTCCACCGTTTCTTGTCTCTGCGCATCATCCCAGCCCCAGCTTCGCCAGCGCAAATCCGATCAGTCCTGCAAGGATTGCCGTGATAAGGCCCCTCACGATCGCCTCCCAGCGGCTTCCCGGCAGCGCCTTGATGCTTTTCACATCGGCCTTGATCTCATTCACGTTTTCCTCGATTGCCTCCTGCTTGGTCGCCAGCACCTCCACCGAGGTCGCCAGCTGATGCAGCGCCCTGTTGTCCGCCTCCAGCTCATCGATCCTGTGCGAGTTGCTCTTGCATCGCGCCTCCACGGAGGCGATCTGCGCCTGAATTCCGTCATCCATCTTGATACTCCTTTCAAAGCTTTCTATTTCGCACTCCGGACAGACCATCCTGCCCTCCGGCACGGCTCGTCCGCAGCATACGCATGTATCCATCAGCTGATCTCCTCATTGATCGTCGCCACAACGGCCGACGCATCCGTGCAGATCAGCGATACGCGAATGTAGTGTTCCGTCGTAGCCGTCACCTTGACGATATTGCCGCTGTTCGCAAACGTCATGCCGTTCCAAGTAAGCCCGCTATGCAGATATGTAGACGTGCTGAACGTTCCGCTTGCATTGTGCAGCGCGATTGCACTGTAACTATCATTTGATGCGGGTAGGCTTGCACCCTTGATGCGGAGCGTATCTCCCGCTTTCAGGTGAATCAGGCTTGCTGCATCTTCGTTTGCGCCGATTGCTGCATACCCAGCCTGCGCCCGATTTGCGCCGCTCGACGTACTCAGCCGCGTATCCGCAGAAATCCCGATGGTATCAATGATGTTCGTGATCTCTGCTGCACAGGTAATCGCAATGTCGCCCAATACTTTGGGAATTGTGATCGTGCTTCCGGACACCACCAAAGCGGAAATGTCCTCCCCACTCATTGTGACCGTGATCGTGCCAAGCTTTTTGTATGTTCCCGTAGGCGTGAGCGTCGTAGTGTAGGCTGTGCCCTCGGCAATGCTGTCAGCCGTGTTGGAAGATGCACAGTTGGTGAGATTTAGCTTGATGTCGTAAGTCACAGACGGTGCAGAGGCCGCCGCAGTGATCGTAATTGCCCCTGTTACCTTGGCGATGTTGATCGCTCCGGTGCTTGCAGTGTAGGCCGTTGATGTGATGTCGATTCCGCCCATTTTTATCACAACGGAGGTCATTGTCTTGCCGTTTTCCGGTGTGAGCGTCGCGGTATAGCTCTCGCCGTAATCCACCTGAGACGCGGCGTTGCTGATCGTGCATCCTGTGAGATTTTTGGTGATGCTCTGATACCAGTGCAGCGTCTCAGGCGTTCCGTTGATCATAGCCGCACGATAAGCGTTGATATCAGCCAGCGACATTCCGCACGTTCCCACGGCAAAATGCACGCACTTATCGCGGAACGTGTCGCCGGAAACGGCGTTGATCTCGTCGATAAGTCCCTTCCAGTCCGATTCATTCCTTCGCCGCGCATTCGCATCCGACCCGGAGCCGGAATAAAATGTAGTAAGCTCATAGTCCTTGTCGATGTTGCTTTGACTCATGCCAAGCAAGCCCTCCAGCACACACGCGAGAGTACCGGTACGATCTGCACCTGCGGTGCAGTGAAAATATACCGGCTCCCGATGCGTCACTGCGTCGATCACGCAGCGGAGGTAAGCCTGCCATGCCGCTACCGGTGTCAGCGCGTACCATGCATATTGCTGGGTGCGCGTGTACCATACATCGCTCCCAAGTGGAGATTCTGTCATGTCCGGCTCGTCACCGGGACCGCCGCCCTCTCGACCTCGCAGATCAAGATCGTGCTGAACACCAAGTTCTCCCACGAGTACTGCTCGATCTGCCGCGCTCAACTTCCCTCCTCGAATCAGCAGCCCGTATTTCACGGTGCCGCCGTCGCAGGCCCAGCCTCCCAGATCGCGCACATTCCATGCTTCTGCGGAGTTATCCCGTGTGCGAATCCACCTCAGCGCATCCAGCGGTTTCAGTGTCCCCGCCGCGTCCGTTCCGGCAAAAGGTGTGAGAATATTTGGCACTTCGTTGTAGTGCATCACCCCGCCAGCCTCCTGCCCGATGGGCTTGTAATTGCTCACAACTGCCGTTGCAGGCGCATAATTTGCGATCTGCGATGTGCTGTAATCAGTAGGATCGTACACCACATTTGCGAGGTAGTTCCGCACCAGCTCCGGGCATTGATGCCATTCCAAGGCTTCCACAGCGCCGGCCTGGATTGCCTGAATGGCCGACACAAACCCGGACGGGTACACCAGCTGCGCAGCCGTGCCGCCCTTCGCGCGGATCGCGTCAGCAACCGCCGTCAGATCTGCCGTGTTTGTCAAGTATTCCGCCATCAGAAGCTACCTCCATTCGCGTTTGCGATCTCTACAGCCGCCCACGCACCGTTGACCACGCGCAGGAATTTTCCGTTATCAGCGGCTGTAACAGCCGGAACACCTTTTGGGATTTCCACGGTTTTCGCCGCGCTTCCGTCGTAGCTCGTCGTCGTATCGCCGATCTTGATGTTGAGCGAATAAGGATTTTTGAGTTCCGTCGGAATCGTGGGGATATCGGACGCTCTCGCCAGCGTTCCAAGCCAAGCGTACCACTTTCCCACTGTTCCATTATACGTTATCGTCGGATACATCGGCGCGCTATTTGGTGCCATCGAGCCGAGCGCCGCAAATCCAAGCAGTATTACACCACTCATGTTCACCGCCGACACAAGCGGCAACTCAAGAGGCACTTCCAGCGCATCAAATGTTACAATCGCATATACGGCGTAGCCCGCCGCATAGGCCGCATACACTTCCGCTGCCGTTTTGTCAGCAGTTGCGCTATTGTTGTTCTCTGGCGTCACCGTCACATAAAATGTACTCTTCGTTGCGCCAGTCGCGCCGTTGACACTTTTAACCGGCACATCATCCGCGCTGATGGGCGCAAACCCGAGCGCGCCGACAACCGCATCCTGCGTGACATTCGCATTGTCCCCGTTTGCGCCCTTCGGGATTCCGAGGTTAAGCGTAGGCTGCGCTGCAGTTCCGCCCATGCTGGCCGTAGCCTCGCTTCCTGCGGGCAGCGTCTCCACCGTCCCGATCTTGATATCCGGCGTCACGCCATCCTTACCGGGTGCGCCATCTGCACCATCCTTGCCCGGAGCACCATCCGTTCCGTTCGTTCCGTCAGCCCCGTCGTTGACCGTAGCGACAGCTTCTCCGTCTACCTTGATCGTTGTAACCTTCCCGGACTTGGACGCCGTGATAACGGGCGTGTGTCCGTCTGCGCCATCTGTACCGTTTGTGCCGTCTTTACCGTCTGCACCCTGCGGGCCGGTCGCACCCCTCGACGGCTTCCCGGTGTCCTCGTCGCCGAGATACCAGTTCCCGTTTGCTCCGATCGTCGGCGTGAGTCCGTCCTTTCCGGCAGGGCCGGTCGCTCCATCCTTTCCGGGGTCGCCCTTCTGGCCTTGGATGCCCTGCTCACCCTGCGGGCCGGTCTTGCCGATGGGGCCGGTATCGCCCTTCGGCCCCTGTTCGCCGGGTTCGCCCTTGTCACCCTTGGGGCCGGGGTCACCCTTCGCGCCCTGCAACGGGCCGTTGTTTATCCAAGTGCGCGTCACGCCGTCGTAGATGTAAATGTCATACGGCTCGGACGCGCCGACGCCGTAGGCATCGCCAACGGCGGGATTCTTCACAGAGGTCTGGAGTGCAGAGACCGTGCCATAATAGCCCTTTACAACAAAGCCGGAGCCGGTTTCACCCTTCTGTCCGGGGTCGCCTTTGTCACCCTTGGGTCCTTGCGGGCCGCGTTCGCCCTGCGGGCCGGTTTCACCCGGAATGCCCTGTGCCCCCGGAATGCCCTGTGGGCCTCTCTCGCCCTGCGGGCCAGTGTCGCCTTTCGCTCCGTCAGCACCCTTTTCGCCCGGAACACCCTGCGGGCCAGCGTCACCTTTCAAGCCTCTTTCGCCTTGAGGCCCCGTTTCTCCGCGAGGGCCTTGTGGGCCTGCCTCGCCTTTTTCACCGGGAATGCCCTGCGGGCCGGGATCACCCTTGGGGCCTTGTGCGCCGTCCGCGCCGGGGATACCCTGCGGGCCAGCCTCGCCCTTGAGTTCGGAAACCGCAATCAGGTTTTCCCATGTCACACCGTCGTTGGAATACTGGATATATCCGCCGGACACGCGCATATCAATCGTGCCCCCGCCGGAGCCTCCGCCAGAGCGTGCCGCCTCGTTGATGGCCGCAACAAGGTTATCCTTTGCCTTTGTCGTCAGTTTGGAAAGATCTCCGATCTGTGCCTGAATCGCATCGAACCAGCGCTTGGACGGCTCGTCCGGCGGCTCTGCTCCTGCTTCGAGCGCCGGAACAACGATAAAATCAAATTTGTTGGATTTCGCCAGCGTATCGCCAAGGTGCCACTGCAATTCACACTGTCCAAATCCGGCCTTGTCCGTATCAGCGCTCGTTACCGTCCAATAGGCCGTAAGGCCCTCGACCGTAAGCGTCACCGGATACGCCGCAGAATCGCCCTTGCGCTTTACCAGAAGCGCCGGAGTGCCGCCGGGGAATACTTCCTCGAAAGGAGCCAGCGTAAACGCGATCCTTGCGGCCTCATTTTCGCCCGTCCGCCCAAGCGGTATCGGGTATTTGTGCGTAGCTTTAATTTCAACCACATTGTGCCTCCTTTCAGTAGCCTATGACCATTACTTTGTATGGGTAAGTTGTCGAAAGCTGCGTTGTCGATACCCCCGTCTTTCGTGTGAATGCAATTGCCGATGTAGATACGGACGCGCTCAAAAAGCCTAGAGACGTATCTTCTTGCACGAACGCGAAATACCCGGAATCATAACCAAGCAAACTGCCCATCAAAGTGTTCCCAGAATCGTCATATGCCTCTGTTAATGCCATAACTGTTCCCGTCGCGTTGTTCCTCGCGGAAATGATAACGGCTTTGACCCTTGTTATCCCTTCGGTATTCGGAACACTTAACTGCGTCCCGCTTGTGGCCGTTACCCCCTCTGCGTAGAGAACTTTTGCGCCGGGTTCTACGGCCTGAACAATGACCGGATTGAATCCGTCAACACCGGCAGGCGGCGTAATCGTCTGCTGCGTAGCGGTGGATTTTACTGTTTTGCTCTGAACGTTCGCCCCGCCGCCGCACATATTGATAACATTCGCCATTACTGCACCCTCACTCTCAGAATCTGCACCGTCAGTGCAGCCGTCGGCACAGTCTCGCAGGTGAACGCCATCCGGCCGTTCGTCGTAACGTCCTTTGCCTTGATCTTCGCCTTATTGTACGCGTCCGCGCTTGCATAGGCCGGGCCGACAATGTACTTATAGCCGGACGCTGCAAAGAGCGCATTGGAAACTGTCTGCTGCTTGTTCGTCCAGCCGTTTACCGTCAGCGTCGCTTCAATAGAGTTCGGCAACGCATATGCAGGAATGCCGCCCGCCGCTTTTACGGCCCCGGAGGGATCGTAATCCGACTCAAGCATATCGCCAGTTCCGGCCCCGGAAGCGCCCCGGCAATAGCCCGCGTCTTTCGTGCTTCCGTCCGAAAACGTCAGGATCAAGTGATACTGCGCATCAATGGAAGCGCCCGTGACGGATACGCCATCCGCGCCTGTGACCTTGCCCGTGTCGATAACTGTTCCGTCGGTCGTTGTAATCACAAGGTGGCCGAGCGCGTTGACAGTCGCATTGTTTATCTTCGCCGCCTCAACACCAGCCGCCTTTGCAAGGGCTTTCAGCGTCGAGCCTTTAATGACCTTGGTCGTCCCAGATTGTGAAACGAGCAGAAGATCTTTGTCTCCAAAACTGGCCGCGACATTAAAATCAGATATCTTTTTGTATGTTTCAGCCATTTTCGGCCTCCTGTTTGATAAGCTTGTCCAGCTCGTTATTGATCGCCACGACTGCGAAGCAGTCTGAACGACCAGTGACACGGATCTGATTCAGTGTTTCTTTTATAGCCTTTAGTGATTCAAGCCGTTCGTTCATATCTCCACCTCACAATGCTGTTGCCGTACCGTTTATGTACTTTTTGACCGTGTGATTTGTAAAATCGATCATGATCCCGTCGCTTCCGGTACGGTTTCCAAGCCACAGCTTGTGCGCGGAAGCTTCAAAGATCTTCTGTATGAATGCGGGCGTCGTGTTTCCAAGTTCCAAAGTAGGGTTGCTTCCTTCAACATAAAGGCCCATTTTGTACGTCCCGTCCGTGTAAATCTCCATGCCGTTGGAAAGCATCTTCGCATAATCCTGTTTGCTCTCCTGCGCGTAGATCGTGCAGCCGACAATATCAATGGCACTGAGTGTGCCCGCCGTGATCTCGTCAGCGTTCAGATTCTTCACATCGATCTTGCTTGCGTCGATGGAGCCGATCTTCACGTTTCCCTGAATGTTCACGCCATCCTTGGAAAGCGTGATGGACGCGCCGTTTTCAGCCGCAGAATAGGATAACGTCAAACTGTTCAGATTCAGGTCTATCGCGCTCTGAACTTCTGCCGCGCCGACTTTCCCGCGAACAGCAAGGGAAATCTCCTCTGTAGTCTTGCGTATCTCAGAAACGGAAACAGCCGTCTTGCGTTCTTCCTTCGTCCTTCCCTGATACGGGTATTCGTGGTTGACCTCTGTATCTATCGGTGCTTCAATGCTGGCGCTCATGGAGACGCCAATTGTGAACACCGCAGATGCAACAATGGAATTCTTTCCATTCGGGCTTACGCTGTCTCCAAGCTCGATAGCCGGATTCAGCCTCGCCGTACCAGCAGAATATGGAAGATACGACACACCACCAAGCAGGCTATTCACATAATCACAAATTGCCTGCGTCGCATAGATACAGTCCGCTTGAATCTCATAGCCTGACGTGCCGGAAGAATACTGCGTATCCCCATCTGGATAAAGCGTGATCCTTCCAATCGTCACCATGTCGGAAAGCGCGTCGTAGGATGCGACGCGCGTCGTGTCGACCGTAGACGGAGAAGCCAGCCGTACAAGCCGAAGCTTGTTTTCTTCGGTAATGATGAAGTTGCCGCCGGACGCAGCCGCGATTCCGGAAAGCACCTCTCGCATCGTATAAAGCCCTACAGGGCTGTCAATGTTGTAAGGTGCAATCTGGTTGCGGTTGTCCGTTTCCACGCCGAGAGCCGCCGCGATGTACGCCACAGCGGCATTCATCGTCATGGAGCCTGCCGAGTTCGGGAATTCCTGCTCTGCCGCAAGCATCCGGTCATATGCCGTGATGGTCATAAGACCGTTTGCGGCAAGTTCTCTCGTGTCGATGTAGAACGTTCCAAATGGAATCCAGTCGGTCACGACCGAATATGCACCGGCCAGAATGTACCCATCGTCCGTTTTGATGATGTTCCCAGCCTCGTCCGTTACCAACGTGGTAGGCTCGTAGTTCGTGAGCCGGACATAGCATTCAATTTTTGCTGCCGTGGGAATCGTTCCTTCCGGCCTGAATACCATGTCCAGCATTGCGGACGTAGCCTGACCAATGGTCAGCTTGCCCATCATGGATTTCGTGATCTGCGCGGACTTGATAGACCCGTAGGTGTATGTGACCCCGTTTATGACGGCCTTGAATTCAGTTTTGTGGTCGATTTCAAAAACGTTGTTCCAGTTGCTCGGAACTGACTGCATGGTATCACCTACTTTTCAATGAGAGGGAACGTGATCCCGTCCCAATACTCACGCCCGTCCGACTTCTTGATGCAGAAGGACGCAGGGTTGTTGTTGGAATACATCGTTTTTGTAACTGTGCCGCCCTCCTGCGGATCTGTGTACTGTACCTCGACAAAAACAGGCATGATCGCAGACAGAAGGTCGGAAGCCTCCGAAAGGAGCAGCGGGCGGCACGTAACGTCCAGCCTGACTTTCGTAGCGACGCGCGTTCGCTCCATATTGCCGTCCAGCATACGCCCAGTGTCTGGGGAATCTACGTCGTTCCTCGTCCACTTGAAGCCACGGAACGCAATGTAATCCGTAATGTCTACTCCGTTTATCTTTACTGTCATAGTGCCTCCTTACACGCCGGACAGCGCCGCACCGTACATACGGTTTCTCCGATTCTGTCCCGCCGTGATCTCTCTGCCGTCGAGATAAACGCGCGTATCGCTCTTGCCAATTCCGGACACCAGCGGAGCCATCGCGCGGTACACGCCGTCGGACACTGCCTCAACGATCTGGTCATTATTCGCTACAGCCGTCCGTCCGCCGATAGAGCCGACAAACTCAGGCCCTGCCTCTCTCGCCATGAAGAGATCGCCGGAGGTAACAAAGCCGCCGGAAGCGTAAGCCCCGACCTTGTTCCCATTCTTCTTGAAAACGTTTGAAAAAAGATTCCCGCCGACACCTCCGCTGAAAAAATTGCTTACGGTTGCCGCTGCGTTCTGGATGCTGGGCGTTATAGTGTTGCTCCAAAAGTTTTTGACCTTGTCCCACGCGCCGGTGATTTTTGTAGAGATTGGAGACGTGATGTTGTCCTCAAACCACTTTCCAACGTTTCCAAACATCCCTGTGATCTTGTCCTTCGCGGTCTGAACTTTGGTCGTGATCGTCGTGCAGGCCGTATTCCATGTTGTTTTAATGGGCGTAGACACATTGTTCTCAAACCATGTTTTCAGGCTTCTCCACTTCTCCGTAACGCTTGTGTAGGCCGTCGTTGCTTTCACAGCGAGAAAAGACGCCGCTCCTTCCCATGCTACTTTGATTGGTGCCGCAACATTGTTCTCAAACCATGCGCCGACTCCCCCGAGCGCTGTTTCTATGTCTGCCAGCATTTGCGCTGCAACGTCCTTCATTGAGAGTCCGTTTTCGATATTTTTCTTCGCCTGTTCTACGGTACCCTCGCCGAAAATGGCGTCAACCAGTTTGTTCCCCCACGTATCCGCGCTAAGATAGTCGTACATAGACTTTGTGATGTTATTCCAAAATCCGGCTGAGTTTCCGGAAAAGAGGTCCCCTACGCCCTCCCAAAAATGCTCAACGGAGCTGCTCAATTCGTCCCAGTTCGTAATGATATCCGTTATGGACATTACAAGGGCGATAGCCACCGGGAACGCCCATGCCCCAGCGCCAAGCGCGACCGCGCCAGCTCCGATCAGAGCGCCGGAAATCATTTCCTTTATCAGCGATTCAACGCTTGTGGCTCCATATTTGCCTGATAGAATGTTTGCAATATTGTCTGCCGCCACTGCAACACCGGCAAATATAAGTGAAATACCAACGCTGATGTTTTTAGGGATCTCAAGGCCGGAAAGCAGTGAAATTCCTTTTAGCAGTGCACTTGAAAGCTTCCATGCTGCAATCGCAACGCCAATGCTCTCTGCAACTGACAGGATCTCGTCGAAATGGTCTTTTATCCAAGTTGCCGTTTCCTTTATCTTGCCTCCGACTTCTGCTTCCTCGAACATATTCGAGTAGTCCGCGCCAGCGGCTCCGCCGCCTCCACCCTTATTCTCATCGTTCAGACGGTTGATCTCGTCAAAACCGAGCAGCGTCTTTTGCAGCTCCTTTGCCGCTCCGGACGCGCCTTTCAGGCTCTTCGCATAGTCGACCGTGTTTTTCTTCGCTTTGGTGAATGTGCTCTTCCCGTTCAATGCTTGGAGGAACTGATTGACCGCGTTTGCCGCATTGATGAACGCATCAGCTATCGTGTTGACAACAGGCAAGAGCGCAGTAAGCACGGGCATGATGGCCGCGCCGACCGAGTTTTTCACCTGTAGCAATGTTGATGCATACTCTGACATGGTGGCATTCGCCGAGGATGCGTCTGTGTTGTTTATCGCCGCGCTGTATTTCGCAAGATTCTGAATGCCCTCCTTTGCCGCAGACGTTACGCCCTTGATGGCCGCCCGGATCGCGCGATACATCGCTATGCGCCCTATCGAGTTTACAAACTGTCCCATTTTTGTTTTTGAAATTGCCTCGGACAAGGAGCTGAAAGCCGAGGATGCCTTTTTCGCGGATTCTCCTGCGCTGCTGGCAGCCTTCCCCGATGCCTTCACGGCGTTTGTCCGCTCTTGCAGTTCCTGCGTCTGCTGCGGAATGTCTTGTGGCTCGGCGTTTCCGTTCGGCGCCTGCGCCGCACTTGGCGTTGTGTTAGCCGGAGTCCCGGCATTCCTCGGCGCATTCGCCGCACCCGCCACGGCGTTCACGTTCTTTGCCGCCTCTCTGAGGTTTGAGAAGTCGATATCCGCAATGCCCTGTAGTGTCTGTAATGTCGTTGAAAGGCCGTCGTTCGCGCCCGTGACATTATTTATCGCCGTACCCAAACTCTTTATCTGGTTGACAGCAGCCTTTAATCCAGCGCCACCGGAAACAGATTGTCTCAACTGCGTCAGCGCCGAAACAAGGCCCTCTATTCCGCTCGAGGCGTCCGAAGCGCTTTTCTTGATCTCAATTTCCAGTGTTTCAACTGTCGCCACTCATATCACCACTTTTCTTTTTGAAATTCCGCTCCATATTCTTGAAGAATGCGATTGCCCTTTCTCTCTCACGCTTTACCCGTGCCGCCCGCTCTTCCGGCGTGTCCGGTGTGATCTTCCGGGGTTTGCTCGGATACTCGATAGGCTTTTTGCCTTTCCCGGCAAATGCGTTGGACAGCGCGATAGAAATAGCATCAAAAAAATAAACGCCTTGGAGCCACAATTCATAATTCTTGCTCTCAAGACGTAATCTGTCTGCTTCAATATAAGGCTTCATCTTGGCGGGATTCATATTCCAGAATCCCGCCTCGCTGATTCCGATCATGAGACATTGCGGAAGATACGTCTCAATGCATTCCTCACGAAAGGATGCGTAGTGTTTTTTTACGCAGTTTCCGTCTGGCCCTTGCTGCCCGCCGTTTCCGCTCTCTTGGACAGAGCCTGAAAAAAACCGCTTTCTTCGACGGCCTGCCGGAGAACATCTGCAATCTCCTCCATCGTACCGCCGTTCAAAATGTGCTTCTCGATCTCTTCTCCTGCCTGATCCGCCTTGACGCCCATGCACATAGCCGCGTAAGCGCGGATAAACATGATGGACTTCGCTTCGATATCGGACATGGGGACGCCCATATCCTCGAACTGACAGACCGTGTTGAAGGTGATCTCCTTTGTCGGATACCCCTTCCCGTTAATTACGATTCTCTCCTGCATACACATTCCTCCATGAAATTAGGCACTTGCCGTCGGTTTTACTGCCGTGTTCCAGCCAATGTTTCCGTTCGGGGTGATATATGCCGTGTTCTCAAGAACACTGTCCACCTCCGCGCCAGCAAAGCCAAGCGGAGACGGGTTACCCGTGAAGAAAAACGCCTTGGTCAGGCCGGGAACGTAGAATTCCCACCACGTTTTCTTTCCGGCTTCCGCTGCGGTCTTGTACTTGTCAACAATATCATCCCAAGTCGTTTGCAGATCGTTGGACATATTGAAGGTCACAGCCAGCGCCCCTCCGGGGTCTTTCAGACCGTCGATGTAGGTTTTCCATTCCGTCGCTTCGAGCGGCGTCGTTTCCAGCGTGGACGGCTCCGGATTCATGTCCGGGAGGCTCTTTGCGCCCTTGATCTGCGTGAAAGCCGACGGCTGCGTTCCCGCGACTGTTTCGATAGCATAGCCAAGCAGAATGCCTGCCGTGCTGAGTTCAATTGCCATTTGGCTACCTCCTTAGAAGTCGTTTATTTTCGTCAACGACTGTCCGATACCGTGCGTTCATCCGGTAGATGGATGTTTCCGCGTTCGGCAATGTCATGGGCTGCCTGCTCAGTCTAGCAAAACCCAGCGCTGACATTTTTTCGTCAATCGTCTGCATGATTTCTTTTGCCTGTGCTTTGCGCCCACTTTTAAGGTTGCTGTATACGTTGACCTCATACATGAGCTGAGAGTGGTGTGAACCTTCCGTATCAAGCGCCGGAAGGTACGCTGCGTTGTCCTCTTCGATAATGCTGACAGCCGGGAAAAGTTCAGGAGCGTGGACATACTCGCCAGTCACAAAAATGTCCCCGTATTTCGCTTCCAGCGTCGTCGCAACCGCATCGAACACATCTGTCTCAATATCAGGAACCACCTGTGAACACCTCCCGCGCTATCCGCAAAATCTCCTGCTGTAGTTCTTTCCCCGTCTGGTACATCGTCGCGGACGGCGGGTTGCCGTATGTATGCAAGCCGCCCTTGTCCTTCGGCAGCCACCATCCCTTGGGGTCGTCCCAATGGCCTTTGCCCGGATATGTTCCGGGCCCGTAGTTCATCGGGGCAGGATGCCCGTATCCGTATGTGACGCCGGAGCCGAATTCGATGAACAAGACTGCCTCGCCGGATGCAATGATGGAATAGCCATTCTCTATAGGCTCTACAGAGATAGAAACGTCATTGTCTCCCGTGTAGACCGCCCTTGAAAATCCGAGGGAGGCTTTTGTGGCTCCAATTTCGGCTAGTCGCCGTGTCACTTCATCGATTTTTCTGTCCCACTCAGCATTAAGTTTCCGGATATCATTGATGGCCTTATTGATAGACGTGGGATTCAGCTCTATCGTGATCTTCTTCACGACACGGACACCTTCTTGATCGCAACCGTCGTGCTGTTGATGGACTTCGCCACCTTTACGACAACGTACTCCCACGGGGTTGCCGTGGAGCCGTCAGCGGCGATCTCCGGCGCTTTCTCGATCCAGAGAACCGAAGACTCGTCCAGATCTAAATTCTTGTCACAGGTCGTTATCGTCCTGTCGTAGTCGGCATTGATCCCGAAGTGTTCATCGTCCAAGGAACCACGCGCGGCAGATACATTCGCTCTGGCCTCGATGGGATCTCCGTACTTTACCTTGTACTGGCCCGTCCGCTTCCCGTCGGAAAGGATTTTCTCGTTCCCGGTATAGTTGGCGTACCAAAACCGTCTTTCATTGCGTCGGAGCGATCTCAATACGCCACCACCTTTGCGCATACGTTGTTCCGTATGTAAGAAACCATATCGGAGTACTTGAACACTCTGGAAATGCCGTTTTCACTGTGGGAGGTCTGGTTTTCCGTTCCAATCAGGTTGTACCCGGCAATGACCGCCATGATCTCGACTGTATCGTAATCGGGAGAAATGGATTCAGCCCCAGACCATGACAGTATCTCGCTTTCAGCCATGGAAAGGTACGCACCGATCAGCTCTTCGTTCCCGCTCTCTCCGAGAAGAAGCTCCACTCTCCTGATTTTTTCATCAAATGTCACGATGCGTACCTCCTGTTATCAGGCGATGGTAAACCAGCCCTTGGTCTTGGGGTTGTCGCCGGATGCGGGCGTGACCTTTACATAGCCAACGCCAGACTTCGCGTAGTAAGTCTTGCTGGCGTTCACGGTTTCCTCCGTTGCTGCGGTTGCGGTGCCCTTGAATACCTTGACGTCCTTGGTCTCGTCCGTCAGCGCTGCAAGGTAATACTTGCGGGAGAAGATGTAGTTCTCGCGCTTGTTCGCCGCGTCCTCGGAGCGATTGTTCGCGATGTTCTGCTCGACCTCGACGCCCTTCTTGTTGAAGAGAGTGACGGCTTCCTTGGTCGCCACATAGACAGAGCCGGACGTCGCGTCCTTCTTGGTGTAAACGTTCACGCCTGCAACCGTACCGACATAGCCGTTTCTTGCAAACGACTCCACGTACTGGAGCGTATCCTTGAGTTCCTTCCGGAGTTCTGCAACATCGGCCGGGCTGACGAATGCAAAAATGCTCGCGCCCTCAAGGTTTTCAAGGTTGAGCATTGCCTGTGCGTCTGCAAATGCATCAAAGTTCAGTTTGGTGGCAAGGACGACCATAGTTGCCTTTGCGAACTCGCCGTAAACGTCCTTGTTTACAGTGTTGAACATATCGGAACCGGCGCGGCGCATACCGACGGGGACGATCATGGGGTCTTCCATTGCGTCCTCGTCGAGATACTTGAAGCGATTCTGCGCAAGAAGGATCTTGTATTCATCCTGCACATAGCTGACCTCGATGGTCTGAGTGTTTCCGACACCCTTTGCAAGCTTTTCCGTACCGGCGGTCGCGGAATAACGATTGACCTTTCTGGTCATACCGGCAGTTCCTGTCAGGTTGTTGTCAACCGTGCAGAACTGCTGGAGGTCAAGGTGGGAATTGTACTGATCTTCGATCTCGTTCGAGAGGAAGAAATTGCTATAGGGCTTGTTCATAAATTAGTTACCTCCGTATAATTTTTCGTACTGCTCCGGGTTCTTCTGAGAGAACTCGAAGCGTTCAGCCACGCTCATCTTGCGCAGACTGTCCAGTGTGACACCGGCATCCTTCCCTGCGGGCGGCTTCTGGCTCTTTGCGAGATTCCCCGCATCCGCTGCGGCTTTCAGTGCCTCGTTGTGCTTCTGCTGGTTGGCGAAAACAACGTCCATCTTGCCGTCAGCAAGGGCCGCCGCCGTATCTGTGGCAAGCTGCTCCGCATAGCCAAGCCCGAGGAACTTCGCCTTGTACTCGGAAACGACCTTCTCTTTTCTGAGTTTTTCAAGCTCTTCCATGATCTTCTTTTCGTTTGCCGTCCGCTCCGCTGCCGCCGCCTCATCCTCGGTCATTTTCGATTTGAGCTGCTTGGACAGGTCTGCCGCCTCGGACGCCTTGCGGTCGAACACGGCCTTTTCGACGTACTTCGACATATCAACAGGGTCGGCAAATTCCATGCCGGTAATTGCCTCTCTGGCCTCCTGCGGGAGTGCGTCGAAATTAGGGATTTTGCTGGTGTCGATTTTCATAATTCATTCTCCTTTGGGATTTAAGGCTTCTCTGCCTGTGTAAAGTGGGCTTTTTGCGCTGATCTCCCAGCGTTTGGGTTTTCAGTTCTTCTCTGAACAAATCTGTGAATAAACAAAAAATGGCCGACAAGAAGGAAAACCCTCTCGTCGGCCATGCCTTGCCGCTTCCATCGGACATCATCTTACCGATGGGCCGATATTTAATTATCTGTCAGGCCGGTATTTCACCTTTCTGGACACGTCCACAACGACGATCCCGGCCTTTTCGTTCTTGATCTCGGCGATCCCGCCGTTTTTCAAAATCGCCTCTACGGCTGCTATGACTTTTTCGTCCAGCATAGGATCACCCCCTGACAGGTACAAGGATGCATCTGCATCCGTAGTGCTCTTTTGGCGGAACCTTGTCTATGTCGTAAACAACGCCGTCCCGTTTGCCGCAATCGTCGCAAACACGATCATCCTCCATCGTCACCCAGCGCACACGTTTTACGCCGCAGTCGCGGAACGCAGCCAGCATTGCAGCGTCACACGCGCCGATACCGTATTGAAGCGTCTGCGTCCACCAATAGTTCGCGGAGCGACGGATGTCGGTCTGAAAGTTCTCTCGGCTGTCGAACTCCCTATCCGTAAGAATGCATTCGTTGAGCCGCATCCTGCGCCGCTCAACTTCTTTTTCGTAGATGTAGCGGGTCACTGGGTTGTATTCCTGCAAGTAGCTTTCGACCCACTTCGCATCTATTTTTCGCCGTTTCCCTGCGAATCCGAGCTGCGACGCCTGACCGAAAGCGAACAGGTAAGCAAAATAGCCTCCGTCTAAATATAGCCGCTCGTTCCGCTGCGAAAGCCGCTTGTACATCTGAGCCGTGGTTTTGCGCGTGTTCAAAACGTTCAGCTCGTCGAATCCCATCAGAGATAGCCGATTAAACTCCCTCCTGAGATTGTTCTTGACTGCCGGAAGCTCCTTGTCCAGTTTGCTGTAGATCGTCGTTTTCATTGCTGCCCACCTCTACCGGCTCCCACTTCTTCATCTGCTCCTGATGGTATGCTTCCGACATATTGAACGCCGACTGCGGGTCTGAGAACAGGCCGCAATGCTCGAATGCAAGAGCAGGATGGATGTGCGAATTATTGAGCATCGAAACAAGCACCTGTGACTTGCTCTGAATGTTATCGTAATTGTGCCGCGTGAACTTGATATCGACGTCTTTCAGCATGAGCGAAAGCCCGCCGGAACGCTTGATAATGGAAAGCGCGATTTTCAGGAACTCTCTTTCAGAACGCTTGAAGTTCGCCTCGTCGGATTTCGCTCTTGCCTCTGCCGTAGACCATCCGTCGCGGACAATGACCGCGGCTCCGGTATCGCTTGTGCTTGTTCCGCCGTTCCTGTTCGGCATACCGACGATTTCAAGCACCTTCTGGTACAGATCGTCAATGAGCGTCTGCGTCTGCGTCTGGTTTAGCTGCTCGTTAAGAACTTTAATGTCTGCCTTGTTCTCTCCGAAGGATTTCAGGATGATAAGTCCAGCATCTCGGAGGTTTTTCGCCTTGTCCTCGTCGATCTCGGCATTATAAAGCACCATAAGCGACTGAATGAACTGGTCTACGCCGTCAAGCCTATCGCTCTGCGTGTCGTTGATCGCGTCCAGAAGTGGAAGTACGATCTCAAACGCACCTTGTCTGGCGTTATTCAGGACATATTCCACGACCGGGATGTACCCGACTGTGTTTTTCTCATGCTTCACGATCCGTCCTGTACTGTTTACGCCGTCGCTCTCGATCTCAAAATACTCCGAACCTGTCCAAACGCTGAAAACGACCGTCAAATCGTCCTTCTTGACGTACTTGACGCCCATGACAGGCTTTTCCCCGACCCCGGAGTAATGCACGACAAATGCGCCACGCGGGTCTAGGCAGTGGACAGTGAAGGGCGTATCGTCTCCTAAGTCTGGCTTCTCGCCGACAGAGAGGGCCGGAACCGCTTTCCCGAGAATCGCAGCGTCGTTCGGAAGGATAAGCCTGTAGCCTACACCACAAATGTAGAGCCATTCCGCAATGTCGTTGTCCACGCAAGCCTTGCTGCAAAGCTCCATAATGTCGTTCAGCTCGCCAACTTCTTTGCTCGTATCTGTGTCGGAGCGGCTCACATACTGGATCGGCTCGCCGAGCAGATAGCCCGTCTTGAATGAAACGATCTCATTCGCGATGTTCTCAACGATTTTATTGCAGATTTCAGGCCGAATTTCCTTTTTCCTCTGCAAAACAGGCTGCCGCCCCTTGAAGTAGTTATAAAGATACTCGATATCCCCGTAATTGGAGATATGGTCGTTCATTGCAGATTCCAGAACTGTCAAAACATTGCTTTCGTCTACATATTCAACGTCGGTTTTGATTTTCTTGCGTCCAAACTGCATAGGATACCCCTTTTCGTTGGTGGGCCGTCTCGGACTCGAACCGAGATGTTACCGGTTATGAGCCGGTCGCTCTAGCCATTTGAGATAACGGCCCGTGACTGCCTTCCTGCTTAGATTATCACGCGCAGAATTTTTGCGGTGTATCCTCGGTTTGCCGCTATCTGCGTAGTTTTCAGCAAGCGTTGGTATTCTCTGTATGGCTAGACAGTCGCGCACACATCATCCGGGTGCGACCCGGCCTCTGGCGGCGGACGTAAGTGTCGAACTCAATAGCTCTCGCTACGCACTGTGTTCAAAGCAGGCTCCGGGGCCGCCCGGATTCATCCACCGTATGGCGGGGCATGAAGGGTTTGAACCTCCGACAGGCGGATTAACAGTCCGCTGCTCTCCCAACTGAGCTAATGTCCCGTATGTTCTGCTCTCGCCTTGACACCCGGACGAGCCGGATGCCAAGGAGGAAAGTAATGAAACATGGCCGTGCCAAGGCCGGAGCAGAACTCTTTACATAGATAATAGCACAGAATCACGTGAAAACGTCTGTTTTCGTACACTTTCAACGAAAATAGCGCACACAAACGTGCATCAATTTAGAACGTTCGGCGTTTGATCTCGATTTGCGCAGAGCCATGATACAATTCGTCGGCTAACATTGCCAAACTATCCGGCGCGTCGTCGTGCACGTTTTTACCTGTCTGTGAGAAGGTGCACACTTCGCGCATAAACTCGTCGTATTCCGGTGTTCTGTGTTCTTTGTCGATGAAATAGAACTTCTTGATTTCCGGGGAGTACTGAATAATCCGCCCGAGCTTGCTTTGATTGTTTGGCGCTCTCTGAGAAGTGATATTTGTTGTCACCCCAATTCCTCGAAGCAGCCTATCAACAGTCGAAGCATATTCTCCACCGCCGTTGTTCGCCTCGAAGCGCTCCTTGTGCGGCTTGTGCTCTTTCGTCCGGTTAACTACAAGAGGCTGCGTAACGTCCTTCGCGCCCTTGCTGAAAATAACGTCGTGAATATAAACGCTGCCGTCCGTCGCTATATACGCAAAGGGCAGTGCAAGGCTGTCACCGCCGCCCCACGCAACGTCGCACACAGCGACTTTATAGAAATCGTCTTCCGGCAAAACGCCGTTGTAATACCGAAGAGACTCCGCAGGGAACAAAAGGCCCTCACGAACATAAGGTTTACCCTGATACTTCGCACACCATGTCGCATCGTCGATGCTGGCCTTCATGTCCTTGTAGTACTCCGTAGAGAAGCCAAGCCCATATTGGTAGTTGAAATTCGATTCTCCCTTTTCGTTCAGGGCCGGAATCACGCGGAATCGATATCGTGGGTTTCCTTCGTACTGCTCCTGAATCCTTCCCAGCGGATCGGCAACGTTCCACCGTGTACCGACCATCAGTTCGAAAGCCCCGTCTTTTTTTCTGTCTTTGAGCTGATTCAAATACGCATCGTATTTTGCTTGCAGCCGTACAGGATTCAAGGACTCTTCCAGATCCTCTATCAGGTCGTCCACATACAAGCATCCGCCCGTTCCGACTTCGACTGCGCCGGTCAGTGTTCCGCCGACAGACCGCGCCGTGAACGTTGGGAAGCGCTTCTTCCGCTCCAGATCAATCGTCTCGTTCTTTGCAGAATTATCCACGACCTTAACATCCGGGAACACGTCAGCCCAAGAGTACGTTTCCGCGTCCGTCAGGATGTTCATCGTCTCTCTGTAGAACCCGTCTGTCAGCTTATCCGAGTGCCCTGACATGACATTTGCAACTTCCGGTCTCTTCCCCATGATCCACGTCATGAAAAAAATGCAGAGCGTAGACTTCCCAACTCGCGGAGGCAAAGACACCCCGAGAAAATCTAACGCCCCATCGTTCAGTCCCTGCAAGTCCTGTACAAGTGGCCGGAGCGTCGCCCTTCTCGGAACATAAAACCGTTTCGTCTTGTCCCTGTTCCATTCCAGATATACGCAGTAAGAATCGAAGTCATCTTTCGCAGCCAAGAGATACGTCTTTTTGTTTATTTCGAAAAATTTGAGAACTGCATTCGCATCTTCCGTTTCTTTTACCTTCAAAGCAGTTGCGTTTCTCAACCACAAATCATGTTTGAACGCGTGCTCCCTATCCGCCTCCCACATTGCCCTGACAATGTCGAAGTAGTCCCCATACGCCGCGCTATCCTCCGGTCTCGACTCAATGAATCGCCTGATCCTGCTTAACGTCTCTTCGTACATCCTTCTCCTCCAAACAAAAGGGCCGACGCTTACAACGGCAGCCCTTCTTTGCTTCTTACACCGAACCTTTTATCGGTGCGGCGTGTATTCAATTCGGTCGAAAGTAAATGCCTTTTTACATTTTCCGTGGTAAAAGCGTTCACCGGGCCGAGACCAGGTTCCCCGCTTCCCCCTCCGGTATGCACATCCACGGCCTGTATAATATGCGCTTTATACATTGCATACGTGCATAACGTTCACGCTTCAACGACTTTCAGTATGTTTTCGCAACTTTCCGCAGATATTCAACGCAACAAAATAGATATTTGGTGGCGTTATTTGTCCGGCGTATCCGGCACGGGGGCCACTTCCGGCAGTGCGTCCCTGTACTTGTCCGCAATCTCGGTAGGGGAAGCCCCATTATCTAGCGGATTATTCGGGGTTACCACAACATCTTGTGTATCTTTGTACCCGAACATATTCTTACCGATGAAAATACCGGACGCCGGGTTGATCTTGCCGGATTGCATCCAATCATTCCATAGGGATTCAAGCACAAACATAGCTTTTTTTATCACCGGTAGGTGAGTTGTGCTCCTGTAGTCCCCTGCTCTCCATTTGCGAATAGTAGTTGCGTCCACGCCTAGCCATAGCCCCATACCTGGAACGCTTGGCTTTGCATCCTGATTGATGCAGAATTCGAAGTATTCTTGAATACGGTGTTCAACCTGCTTTGCATCGCTTATGTCGATCGGCGGCAAATCCCATGCAACCATAGCATTGCGCAGATATCGGGAATTGTCTCCCGGCTCTATGTACTCTTGGCCGAAGTTGGCAAGATCGGGCCTGTTGCGCTTGCGCTTGGGCTTTGCGATCTCTGTTGGTTGCTCCTTGTCTGTGGTTGCCTTTGGCATGAACTCACCCCGAAAAATCAAAATTGCGCTTTTGCGTCGGCTGCGCGTGCGCAAGCTAGCTTGCGGCTGCGCTGCTAGCAAAAGCATAACATTTTTTGCACGGGAAAATCAAGGCTTTGGGGCGTGTCTCGGGGAAGTGGTGCCCGTTTGCGTGCATCACTTTGCGCCGTGCGCGGCTCCGTTGCGTGATCGTCGGCGGAATCGTGGCAGATATGGGAGTTTTGCGCAGGGGCGCGTATATTACAAGAGTGGTGCGCACTCGGATTGAAAGGAGTAATCAACGCGCGTACATTGTGCGCCGCTGTGGTGCATCCGGTGCGCGGGGGCTCTCAGACATGCGAGCCGCTGACGCTCCCGCATTGCGAAGATAGATACTGCGCAGGATAGCAAGAGCACCGACCGCCGTTAATCGGTAGTCGGTGCTTAAATTACTGTGCTTTTTTAAGTTGCTCGATTTCCTGTTGCTGCTCGGCGAGCTGCTTTGCGTGCATACGGATAACGGATTTCAGGAAGTTTACTTCCTCTTTCAATTCCTCGGTTTCGCTCTTTGGTGTAAGCGTTTCGATAATTGTCCGCTGGCCCTCTGCCAGAAGTTCGAGTTGTTTTGAAACTGTATTTTCAATAATTACTTGGATATCATGTACGGCCCCGCGTCGGGCCTCGTCGGCGATATCCTTCACTTGCTGCAATTCCAGATCGTCAAGCATCTTTGCTTCCCTCCTTGCACGTGTATTCTTCCATTGCCTGCCGAAGAACGGTATTTACCTTGTCGCCTCGGGCCGCGCAGGCGGCTTTGAAGTCCTCAAGCAAAGCTTTTTTTACTTTTACCGTTTGGTAAGCCATGTTTTCCGCATCCCATTTTTGATTTGCTCGGCGCTGGGCCTCTGATACTGCCATTTCATCACCTCTTGCCGAAAGTATATCATGTGTGGATTACGTTGTAAAGTATAAAATTGCATAATATATACGTTGTAACTTTGTGCATGTTGCCAATTGACTATATGCGTTGCAACCTATATAATAAGCATGTAAACAAGAGATACGGAGCCGCCAAGCGGCAGAAAGGAAACGAAATGAAACTGTTTATGACGAAGAAAGAAAAGCTTGCAAAGATGGAAGCACTCAATGCGAAATATGAAGCACTCAGTAAAGAATACCGCGAAACCGTGAAAAAGGCGCAGGAAATCGAAGCAACGAAGGGCGAAAAGTTTTCTTGGAGCTACTTCCAGCGCGCCGAGACGATCTTGGAGCAGATCACAAAACTCAGGAAGCAGATCACAAAGCTCAGCTGGTGATGACATTCTCGCCGACATCGATTTTTGATGATTCGGGGCTTCTGGGCGGTTGAGCCGATCAGCCGCACCACATAATCTTAAATCTGGAGGAACTACACATGAACGCATACAATTACACAATCAAGGACATCGAAAACATGAGCGCGGCCAATCTGGCCGACATGGCCGATGAAGTCGAGACGATCAAAGGGTACACGGTTTATTTCGTTGACTTCGGCGGCGCTTTCGGGTTTTCCGCTTGCGTCTGCGCAGAAGGGCAGCACATCTACCACGCGAATGATTACGAACTGCACCACAGAGGCAAGAGCCGCGACGAACTGCGCGAGATTTACCGCCGGAAGTTAACCGGAATACTTTTCACAGAATCGGAACTTTCCACCGTCAGCGGATACGATGACAAGAGTGTAAAAGAATACTTTCTGCGCAACCTTTACGCAATGCGTCGCCCGCATGTTTCAATGTTTCATATCGGACCCGCGCCGGATACCTCCGGAATGATTTTTAGTCCCGTGTTCATGGCATATTATCGGGATGCCGATTTCGTGAAGCATGGCGCGGAACTGATGCGGACATTGGACGAGGCCGAACGCAAGAACGCCGAATCATTCGACTACTGGAAAAGCGCGTTTCTGCACGAAATGTATAATCACGAATATGGCATCAACTGGCAAGCTGACTTTGATGTTTGCAGCTGTTTCGCAAATTGCAACGGCGTAAAAGACTACACCAGCGCAAGCGAGCTTTTCGCCGCCTGCGGCTTTACCGACACGCAAAAAGCCGCATACATGGCCGCACAGCGTGAATATTTCAATAGCCATAAAGAAATGGAGGATTGATGAGCAATGGCATATTTCTACATCGCCGTACAGGTACGGCAAGACCGCAACGAACGGGTGCTTACGCCGCGCCCGTCTCCGGAGTACGCCCCCGGCTATTATGCCGACGTTATCCGCTGTGCCGAGTCTGACAACCTCGCGAGCGTGCTCGATCACATCGGCGGGCTTGTTTCTGCGAACATCTTCCCGACAAAAAAGCGAGCGCGTGAAGTCGCGGACTATTGGGACAGGCGTTTCATGGAGAATGGAACTTATTTCTTCGATGGAGGGAAAACAGCATGAAAATTACAAGCATGGGCGGGCAAGTTCCCGCCCTGTTCGCCGATATGCTTAACCAGCCGCATTTGCTAATTGCTGGCGCGTCCGGCTCCGGTAAATCCGTTTTGCTTAATGGGCTGGTGTGCGCTATCCTGCGCCATCATCCAAACCAGATGCAAATGATTCTTATCGATCCGAAGCGGACAGAGCTTAACGAATATGCCGCGATGCCTCACACACTGCGTCACGCCACGGAACACGGCGACATCATAGCGGCGCTTGATTATGCGATGGGCATTGTAAACGCCCGCTACAAGGACATGCAGCGGCGCAGGATGCGCACATACGACGGCGCGAACGTGTATGTCGTCATCGAAGAGTTCGCCGACCTCATGACCACGGCAAAGAAAGAGACGTTGCCGACTGTTCAGCGCCTTTGTCAGATCGGGCGCGCCGCAAAAGTGCATGTTATTCTTGTTACGCAATGCCCGCTTGCAACGATCATCCCGACGGCGGTTAAGGTCAATTTTACGGCCATTTGCGGCCTGCACACCGCTACCCGGCAGCAAAGCCGGAATATCTTAGATATGCCCGGCTTGGAGCAGCTCCCGAGATACGGCCAGTGCATCTATCAAACGCCAGCCGGAGTTTGGCGGTATGATGTCCCTTATACCGGATGCGACGAGATCGAAGCGGTTACGACGTTTTACCGGAAGCAACGCTCATTTCTGCAAAGAGTCTTTGCGAGATAAGATAACCCCGCCCACATCGGGCGGGGTTCTTTTTCTGCGGTATCGCAAGAGTTTATTCCGTGTCTCCGGTATCTTCTCTTTCTTCTTTGTTCTTCCCGTTTTTCTGCAATGACGCCCGCAGGAACGCAGTTATCAGGATGTTCGCCTGTTCTTCTGTTGCGCCCGCGTTTATCGTAGCTTTGTAAAACAGCAGCGACATTTCTGCAAGCGCTCCGATGGCGTCCATGAGTTCGCCCATCATATCCGAATCCCCTTTATAAATTTGTCGTAGTACGTCGTAGCTACCGCCATAGCCGCCCACATGTCGGCGGAAAAGCCGAAAAAAAAGCCCGGCTGTTTCTTTGTGCCTTTCCCGAAGTTCGGCTGTCCGGGCGCGTAGCGGTCCGCCAGCGCCTGCCGGATGTTGCCATCCTTCGCCCTCGGCGAGCCGCACAGGCAAAGCTTTTCTTCCCGCCGGTAGATATACTCTATTCGGCGGAAGCCCCGCGTTAGCGCACGCTCCCAAAATCGGCCTATCCATACGCACGTATCGAAGACTTCTGCACCGACCGCCATACCCATTCCGGCGATCATCTCAATCGCAAAATCTGTTTCTGCGCTTTCTGCGATCTCGGAAATGATCTGCATCATTTCTGCGTTCTCTACCTTCCCGACACGAAGCACACGCCTGATTTCCGCCTCGTCGTATTCGGACAAGACATAGCCACTTCTGACGTTGCCGGGGTCAATGGATAATATTTTCATTTTCAGCCTCTTTCTGCATCGCGTCAACACGCCGCTTAAGCCTTTCTGCGCGTCGCAGATGGTTTTCTGCCCGTGATATTATCCGCGTGACTGTAGACCTGTTTACGCCGTATCTGCGGGCTATTTCGCCGGTTCTGACGCCGCTCATGTAGAGCATATAGAATTCTTCCTGTCTGTCCGTCATAGCAATTCCCCCAGCCCGAACATATTCCCTTCGCCGCAGAGGAACAGTAGCTTTACAAGGTCAACGAAAACGCGCGGATTCAGTCCGGTTTTTATCTCGATCATGCGCAAATGGTAATCAACGTCGCCCGGACTCAAAAAAATCTCTTCTGCGGTCTTTCTGCTGCTCATATTGCACTTCGCAAATACCGGTAGTATCTTCTTCTGCGTCCATGTAATGGCTTCCATTCCTTTCTGCACCGTCAAACCTCCTTGCATTCGTCCTTTCGCACGTTTACCCTATGCCCGTTTACGGAGACAACGTATCCGGTCGGCGCTCTGTGACATTCGTATTTCTCCGCAATATAGGTTTTGCCGGGAATCGGCCTGAAATCAGCGTAAATCGGAAGAACTTTGGTTATAATTACCTTAACGCCGTCCGTCCTTTTTGGTTTAGCCGCCGCACCGAGTTTTACGTGCTTTTTCTTCTGCGGGTCTCTGTATGCGTGATAACATTCCGGCGTACAAAATACACGTTTGCTTGTGTTTTTTGCCTTTCTCGTTATCAACTTCCCACAAGTCGGGCAATGCATTGTAATTTCAATCATTTTCCCGTCTCCTTTGCCTGTAGAAGAGTTTATTATACGCCTCGTAGCGTTCGTCGATATGCGTAGAGCTGATAAGCCCGCCCGTTTTCTCCATCAGAACGTCAAAGTAACACTTTCCGTTTCCGCAAGGCTTCATCTCGCTGCAACCGCATCTGTACACACATTGTGGCGTGAGCACATCCGCAATTTCCGGCTCGATCTCATGCAGCGCCGCCTTAAAGTCCTCGGCATACTGCCGCGTCTCTGGAGAGGACTGGCGGCACAAGCGCTTGCGCATGGTGTCAATGAGCGACTGCACATTTGCTTCGCCTGTGAAGTCAACAGGCGCGTCCTGTGGTAGTTCGTCTCGCGGTATCCCCGTCCGGTCTGAACGCTGGCTTTTGATGTACTTCTCAAATTTGTGACGGCTCCAATGCGTCGCCACCCAACTCTTGATGCCGTGCCATGTCCATTTTACGGAGATATCCCGGATCGGGCTGTGCTCCGCAATGAGAATTTTCCTTTTGAAATCCACGCTCGGCTCATGGTCAAGTGGCGGCTTGCCGACCGTTGACCGGCAGTCGGAAGCGACTTCTACCCAGTCACCCTTTATTTTCAGGATTTCGGTCTTTCTGCCCATTCTCCGACGCCTCCTGTTCCATTTCCACGGCAAATGCAATCCGACAAAGTGCGTGTGCAAGATGGTCGTTTGATTCGTCACCAGCGAGCCACGCAAAAAGATGCGTAAGCGCACGCCCTACGTGCTCTTTCGCCGGAATCAGTTTGTAATTATCCTCGGTGTAGTGGTGTAATACCGCTGATTCGTACCGGACTTTGGAGAGCTGCAACATAGCCCTCGGTGGAAGCCACTCGCTTTTGAAAGGGCGGAAGGATTGTCTTCCGCCGTTCTGCTTCACTTCTTTGCGTTCGGCGATTTTCTCAAGACTCATTCCCTTTATCCTTTCTGGCGGATGAATTATGCGGCACCGGTGGCAATGGTATCCAATGCGTTACCACGCTTCCGATGCAATCCCGCATAGCCATGCCGTCGTATCTTCTCCATGTATTCGCGCTTGTGCGGTACGCCTCGCCGACAAATATGCCGTCAGTAGCAAGTACGCGCATTCCCGGAGCTGGGAGTGTTCCATCAATGCTTATCCATTTGCCAAGCAGTGCGTCTCGCTCGGCTTCCGCCTCTCCCTGTTTCCTTTGTGCAAGAGAAATCATCATGTCTTGCCACTCAACTTCTTTGCGCAGCCTTTTAATTTCATTTGATTGCCCCTTGGTTAGCGCCCGAAGAAACTCAATGGATTTCTCATACGCCTGTTTCTGCGAACGTTTTACTTTATCCGTCATATGTCCCTCCAATGTTTAATTCTCGCGCGTAAAGCTCCCGCATCCTCGGCGGCGTATCCGCCATCGATTCAAATCTCAGCCCGCTCATTCAGCCTCCCCGTAGCTGCAAAAATCGTCTTTATCCCTCACCGGCGTAAAAGTGTGCTCGTTCGCGTATTGAAAAATCGAATTTGAGCAATTACAATAAACGCCAGTCACTCCATCATTCCTTGCATACAATTCTCCGTGTTTACAGTCCTTGCACCGCACCACCGGCACAACGTCGGCGGCGGGCACGCGGGCTATATCTGCCCTGATCGAGTCGAGGAGTCTATTTTGTGCTGGGCTTCTGGTTGCGCCCCTTTGCCTCTGTATGGCATACAGCGCATCAGCGCGCCGGATATAATCAGTCATAAGCCATATACTCCCTTACGATTCTGCTTTGCATTTCCGGGCTAAAGACGTAAAGCGGCGTGCATCTACGCAGGATCTCTGCTTTCAAAAGCCGCTCCGCCTGCCTTTTGGTCAACTGCGGCTCTCGCTTCTTCGGCGGCAGCTCGCCTTTTGCCGCCGCAATAGCGGTCGGGTTGTGCTTATGTTGACCCATCGTCCCGCACCTCCACGCCAGCCTCGTCCAGCAGGTCACAAAGATCGGTGTCCACGCTGCTACCAATAAACTCGCCATTTTCGTCGTAGTGGTTGTACTCCGTGGTCGGCCGGGATTCTATCCCTGCAAACTCTTTTAAAAGTCTCAGGTATTCGTCGTTATCGATGAGCTGAGCCTGATAGAGTTGGCTCAACTGCGCTTTGGTTATGCGCTTAGCCATCCTTTTTGTCCTCCATTTCCTGCAAAGCCTTCTCGGCTTCTTCGCGGCTCAAAAATACAGTTTTCCCTATGGAACTTTCCACGCATGGGCAGAACGGGTACGTTTCAATGTCCCACCGTCCCTGTATTGCGAAGTATTTCATGCTCCCGACTCGGTGCTCGAAGATTTCTCCGGCAAACACTCTGTATAATTTATCGCCCACCTTGCACGGCAGCAC